ATGGAAAACGGCATGAACAAGAAAGTAACGGAACCCTATTTGGTTGACGCGCTGAGCTTTACTGAAGCAGAAGCCCGTATTATTGAAGAAATCACTCCGTATATCAGCGGTGAGTTCACCGTATCGGACATCAAACGTGCCAGCTATAGCGAATTGTTCCCCAGCGAAGAGGAAGCTGCCGACCGCTGGTTTAAATGTAAACTGGTTTTCATCACACTGGACGAGAAAAGCGGTGCGGAAAAGAAAACCCCTACCCAGGTGCTGGTGCAGGCCGCCGACCTGCGCGACGCAGTGAAGAAGCTGGATGAGGGCATGAAAGGTACAATGGCCGACTACCAGATAGCATCTGTAGCGGAAACAGCCATTATGGATGTATATCCGTACAGTGCTGAAGAACGAACTATTGATTCCATTGGAGAAAACGCCAACTCTCCCGTTGTACGTAATTTCATTCAGTCACTCCCGGAAGGCTGTAAGACAACCATTACCGTAGGAGGGAAGCAGGTCGTGGTTGACAAGACTGGTAAAGATACAGTGGTGACTCCACAAGATGGAAAAGATTAGACTTTAAATTAATGAAATAAAAATATTATAATTATATGCCAACCGAATATACTTCTCCTTTATACGAAGGTAAAGAAATCAGTTTTGAACAGTTTGCCCTTCGTTGTGCACGCAATTTTGGTGCACTTGTTATGATGCGTGAAGAACCTCTTGATACCCCGATTCCAGAAAAATTTAATCCTTGTGAATATTGTAAGAGGGAATACGAAAAATGCCAGAAAGAGTATAATGAATTAATCGATAACCCTCCTACAGAAAAAGAGCTTGAAGCGGAGTATGAGGATATGGTAGCTAGGATGAATAGTGATTTTGAAAAACGAGAAAAAGAACGATGCTCTCTTAGAGCCAGATACGAAAACATGGTATCAAAGGTTACGTCGTGGAATCCTCCCACAAAAGAACATGCTAATCTGAAAGAGTTTATGTTATTACAGTTGAACGAAAGCATAGAATGGGATTGTTCGAGCTGTCCTCCTCATGTACCGGAAAAGCAAGAATGGATTTCCCGAAAACTCAATGGGGAAGATATAAAAAGAGAGATGGAATATTATAAAAAGCTGTGGGATGAAGAGTTGGAATTAACTGAATCCCGCAACAAGTGGATAAAAGAACTTAGGGATTCATTAAAATAACCGGACTATGACATACGAAGAAATGAAATCCAAATATTGCGGAGCAAACATCCGTAAGAAACCAATAGATGAAGAGCATCGTATACAAGCGTCTTGTATACGGTGGTTTCGCCTCAAATACCCGCAATTAAGAAATATTCTTTTTGCTGTTCCGAACGCAGCCAGAAGAAGTGCAAGAAACGGAGCATACATGAAAGAAGAAGGTATGCTTGCAGGAGTTGCAGATTTGATACTTCTAAAGAGTAACCGTTTCTATGGAGCTTTGTGTGTGGAAATGAAAAAGCCTGGAGAATACCAAAGACCGGTACAAAAAGAATGGCAAAAGGAATGTGAGGCGAATGGTAACAAGTACGTGGTTGTCAAGTCGCTGGATGATTTTATTGATATCGTGGATAACTATTTAAAAGACATATAAATGTAGGTTTGATTTTACGCGAACGCTCTTTGACATTTTGTTTTCAGCTTGTAGAATAATGATGTAAATGTTTTTGGCACTTACGCTTTTTATGTATCATCAAGATACGGAAAACTGTGAAGTTATGCTGTATCTTCGTAAGAGGGGTGTATTTGCACCTCTCTTTTTTTCTTAAAAAAAATGGCTCTTAAAGTGTCACTTTTGAAAATTATCCGTATATTTGCAGTGCATTGGGTTGTACTTATTAAATTTAGAATTAATCAGAGGATTAAGATATAGAAAGCTGTGTAGGCCACAACCCCCTGCATGGCTTTCGCTTTTTATCTCCGCATGAAGAAGTGCGGTACGTCCTCAAACGAAAAGACTTTATTATGGACAATATTCAGATTTTCAAGAATGAATCGTTCGGTGAAGTTCGTGTAGCCGGAACAAGTGAAGAACCTTTGTTTTGTGCAAAGGATGTAGCAACTGCATTGGGATATTCTGATACAGCTGATGCAATACAAAGACATTGCAAATCAGGCAAAAAGGTGTTTTGCCCACATGGAAACGGAATTGGTGGAACTAATATGGTATATATTCCAGAAAAGGATGTATATCGGTTAATAATGAGAAGTAATCTTCCTAATGCCGAACAGTTTCAGGATTGGGTATGTGATGAAGTTCTTCCTTCTATCCGTAAGCATGGCATATATGCTACCGATAATGTTATAGACCAGATACTGAATAATCCGGATTTTGGTATTGAACTTCTCACTAAGCTAAAAGAAGAACGGTCTGCACGTATTGAAGCCGAGAAACAGGTTGCTGTTCTTACCCATGTAAATAAGACCTATACATGTACGGAAGTCGCTAAAGAATTGGGGTTTAAATCAGCAATTGAACTCAATAACCGTTTAAAAGAACTTGGTGTACAGTACAAAGTTAATCAGACATGGGTTCCATACACCAAATATGCAACCCTTGGCTGGTTTGATATAAAGCAAGAGGTTGCAGATAATGGTCATATCATCTACCATAGAAAGATAACTGGAATTGGTAGGCAGGGTATCATTAATCTTATTAATTCTTAGTTGCTATAAATAAAGGGGTGCATTCGCATCCCTTATATTCATCCATACATTGCGGCTTATAATAAGCTATAACAGACACGATAAGAAAAAGTATCTATACGGTCATTTCTAATACATTCAGGCTCAAAATTCTTCTTTTACGTAATTGAAAGGACCGTAAATTATGCGGACGGAATATTCAAATCCAGCATTTTGGGCTAATTCTTCGTCATAATTTATAATGTCTATATGGACAGCACCAGTATAATTCCCTTCTAAAAACGATTTCGAACTACCGTTCCATAGTGGGGATACACCTCCAACGTATAAGTCGAATCCGTTATCATCTGTAAAAGAAGATAAATTGTATTTTTTCGATAAAAGAGATCTCATTTCGTCTTGTTTGTCAATGGCTTCTTTTTTCGTTTTTGCATTTAGGATAAATATGCAAGCATTAAAATAGCTATTAATACCGTCTGATTGAAAAAGGAAATATACAGAGTTAAAATCTACACCTGCATATTTTATGTTTTTAAAGACTATGTGTTTATTGTCAGAAAGATAGCCTTCTGTTCCATATTTGTTTCTTAATACAGGTAGGGCTTTTTCTCTGGAAATTCCAAAAGGTATTCCGCCAATAGCTGTTATTTGCTCTTTTTTTAAATTGGCTTCCACAATAGAATCAACAACAACCTGTGAAGAATCCATGTTTATATTAAGTGAGTCTTTAGATGTCAAATTTCCATATTCTTGCGCATTTGCAAAGACTGGTACAATAAACATTAATATGATTAGGATCTCTTTCATACTATTTGGTTTTAAGTTCAACATTCACGCTAACTGGGAACTCATTTCCGCAATGTGGGCATTTGACAGAATGGTCGTTTGAGGGAAGCTGCACTTCTTCCGGGGACGCGAATAGCTGCCACATGGGGACGTTGAGGGCAGTGGCGATTTTAGATAATGTTTCGTAAGTGGGATTTTTTAGCATAGCATTAAAGTTTTGATTCTTAATATTTAAGCGTTCAGATAATGCAGTTTTAGTTATTCCCTTTTCTTTCATTAATGATATAATTCTTTCCATACTCTTTTAATTTGGGGATAAAGATAATACATTATTGATATTGTAATATTACAATATTGATAAATAAAGTTAATGTAATGTTTTAATATTATAACATTCTTGGTAAATCAATATTATAATATTAGTTTTACATCATCAAAAATAACTCATAAATAAAAAGAATATGAAACGTTACAATTTATCAGACATAATGAAGAGAGCGCATTACATTTTCAATCATACCTTCAATGCTACATTTAGTTACTGCCTTAAAAAAGCATGGGCTGAAGCTAAGGAAGCAGCAAAGATTAATGAAGAAAACGCCAAGCGTGCAGCCGAATACAAATCGAAGTACGGCAATCGTGACTATAGAAACTACCGTTCCTATTACGGTTCACGCATGGGACGTAATGATTGGAACCGTGATTATCGTAACGATATAAGAACAGCGATAAACCGTTCGATTAATTTATAAAACACAATACTTTAATATAAAAATATAGAGCAATGGATCATATTTTGAATTCAACCGTTGAAATGAGCCAGGCAGAATTGATTCTTCAACTGGCCAAAACCAATGTGGAACAGGAAAACAGGCTTAAATCTACAGAACTAAGGTTAGGCGCGCTAGAAGATGAGGTTAAAAAACTTTCCCAAAAAGCTATTGGTGAATATGGGTGTTCCACTATGTCTGCATACGTGCAGAGGCATAAGCTCCCCATTTATGTAAGTGACATTTCGAAGCTCGGCAATGACGCTACACGTCTGTGTAGGAAAAGGGGGTATCCGGTAAATAAGGTGAACATAGACCGTTTCGGTGTTGTGAACGTTTATCCGGACTTCATATTACAAGAGCTTCTTGATGATTACATAAGAACTACACAGCGTCTTAATGGAGCTATAATGAAACCAATATAAACTCATACAATGGAATACAAGGTCTCAAAAAAGGGTTCAAATGTTGTTTTCAAGTTTGAAACTTATAAGCAAGCAGCGGATTTCTGCTATATGTATGTAATGGCAGAGCAGGTGAAAGGAAATAAGTTCCCGGAACTTTCAATAAACAAGGTCAGGGAATAGAATTTAAGAGCAATGGAAACACGTGGAAGTGTCCTGCCCTAAGTAATTATTAGAGCAGGTTTTGTAAGAAATATTTTGCCACATATAAAAAGCGTAAGTGCCGTATGGGGGTTAACCAACGTTCTCATTTATGACGCCCTACCGTCAATTCGGGCGGTAGGTTTAGAGTAATTATCACAGTAAAAACACATCGTTATGAAGATAGAGATAGATTATAATCAGTACATGGCAATGCTGAAGGCATTTACGGAATATGCCCAATGTAAAGCAGAATGTTATCGCTTGCAAGCTGAAAACGAAAATTTAAAGCATGAGGTATCAGAACTGAAATCTTGTGGTTCTCATATAGATGAATACGAGGCAGAGAAAGGCAATCTGTTTTTTCTTGACTTCTGTATGAATTGAGCATTAGATAACTGGTTCTAAGCGAATATTGTGATTTAGAATAATAACTATCATCCTCGATGATTTCAGGTTATATGGGTATAAAAATGGTGTGTAAAATGATATTATTAGTAACATAAATAATAGTAATATGGAGAAAGAAATTAAGGAAATAAGCGATTTTCTGAATATCACATGTCAGAATAATCCAGTAGAAATACAAGAAAGAATTGCGGCTACTATGGTATATGTGGTAAGGACCGGAGAAATGCTTGCTGAAGCAAAAAGAATGCTTCGAAAGAAAAAATCTGATGAAATACAAAATACCATTATTAAGATAGCGCAGGAAAATTGCTTGTCTGCAAAGGTGCAAAATGCTTTACTTGACAGTATCGCAGAAGAAGAATCATTTTTGGTGGACCGCCTAGATAGACTTAATGCTTCAGCAACACATCAGTTAGATGCATTACGCACTCTGCTAAGCTATGAAAAGGAAGCTTTGCGGTTAAATAAGACTGGATATTAGAAAAAAAGTTAATAACGGGAAAATAAAAGGCACAAAGTGATTGTTTTTACTTCACTTTTAATTAGCTTTACACCGTGAAAATAATAAATGCGATTGGTGGAACTCTCGTATGATAAAGATATAATTTAGCTCTGTATGAGTAGTTGTTTCCGAGTTCCACAAATAGAAACAATGAAAATATAGAGCTTATTTTATTTCTATCGTAATATCCTTTTGGTATAATAAAACACTTCTGTAGTAGATATGGACATTATTTAAAAATATATGACTTATATAGAACTGATTAATTGGTTTTGGTCTCTTGACGAAGACTGGGAATTTACCTGCTGTGAAACGAGGCTTTATTTTTACTTGCTAAAAACAGCGAATCGTTTAGGCTGGGTGGATAGCTGGACGCGTAGTGATACAAAGGTATCATCTGACGTGGGAGTGTCGGTCAACTCAATGAAATCAGCACGTAACAGATTAGTTCAGGCGGGTCTTATTACATTCAAATCAGGCGGAAAAGGGCAACGGGACAAAACAAGGTATCAGATTAGCTATCAAAATTTGACACCTAAAGTTGAACCTAAAGTAGAACCTAACCTTATACCTAACCATGAACCTAAAGTAGAACCTAAGCCCTTACAGTATAATGTACGCGCATTAGACAAAGATAAAGACAAAGATAATTATCTCTCTCCCCCGCGCGCGTATGAAGAAATTCCGACTGGGATTTTTGAAAGGGGGCTGGATGAGTGCTATGAAGAATTGAAGTCGAATAGTTCATGGATGGAAGCTGTCTGCATGAATACTCGTTTATGTGGGTATAAGGATTTCGCGCCTCCTGATTTTTATGATTATTTGGAGAAGTTCTTTATGAAGCTCCAAAACGAGGGAGAAACTGTTAAATCACCCCAAGATGCAAAATCGCATTTTGCCCGATGGCTGAAAATTGAACTTGAAAAACAACGGAACAATGGAAACAACAATAGGCGCAATTATACAGACAAACAGGAAGTTAACGCCTACGCTCTTAGCTTGCTACAACAACATAAGCGAGACCTCGAAGAAGGCTTGGCTGACCAGATGGAAAGACCGTTCTGAGGTTGAAAGGGTGTTTTCACCGGTCCAGTGGGGATATGCCCTTCAAAACCCGGAAAGGGCTTATATGGCAGACTGTCCATCGCTGATGCAGTATGATGCGCTTTACGGCTGTGGCTCTTCCGAATATTGGATTGACATACAGGTGTCCGGCATATTCGGGGCTTCCAACAGCAAAGAAAAGGGCGTTGCCGATGGGATAAGAATCTTTTGTCAGTCATTTGCCTCACAAGTCAAGGCTTACAAGCTTTCCGAACTGATGCTGTTTTTCGCACGCTACAAGGCCGGGAAGTATGACAATTCATTCGCGTCTTTCGATGCCAGAAGAATAGGCAACGCCTTCTTCAAGGAGTTCAAGCCCGAAAGGGATCATGAGCTGGACGCGATAAACCGGAAAAGGGTGCAGGATGAGATAGATGGCAGAAGATTCATTCCGCCCGAAGGTTATTCTTCCCTGACTTTATACAACGAATTGAAACGTCGGGCGGAATCTGGAGATGAGAAAGCCAGAAAAATGCTGATGTCACCATGAGGGTAGCCTAATTTATAGCGAACAATTAAAGTATAACAGTAATAATATAAACATCTGATTTTTAGCATGTTAATTAATTGTAAAGTCGTGTAAACAAAAGAAGTAATGTTTGTTTACAAGTGGCAAATTAGCTAACTTTATATCTGTAAATCAGAAATATATAAAACATAAGAGCAATGAAACAAAATAAAAGAATCATGAATACCGAAACGCTTATAAAGATACGTGAATGGGAAGCGGAACGCGACAGGAACCTGCGCATCCACTGTCCTCTTGTAGCTGCCAAATTCCAAAGATGGATTGACAGGGCGAAGAAAGAGGACGGAAACAAGAATACAAACAACAAGAAAGGGGGCAATCCATGAGAAATAAGCTGACTGTAAACGACCTCCCCGCGGATGTGGTGGAACGGATGAAAAAGATAATCAATGAGGACAGGCAGATGCTGAAGCTGAGGGAAAGGCACGCTTCCTTTCTCAGGTCACACCGCTATATGGAGGCAATGAAACTCAAACAGATGATGGACGGTATAGAAAAACGTGTCATAAACCAATACCTTTCCGAATATGAGGGGATGTCGGAATCCATGGATAATTTCATGCGTGAAATGTCGGAAGAGGACAGGGAAGAGATAAACGTCCTTACCAACAGTATCATCATGCTGTGCGATATGGTTGAGACCTTTACGATGGACTGTAACGAGATTTTAAAAAAGTATCATCCTGATTACCGTATAGAGATGTTTGACAGGGTTTCCGAATGCGGGAAAGCCGCCAAAGCCCAGGTGGACTTCATGTCAAAAAGCACGGATATGGTTTACCAGTGTGCCTTTGCCGAGGATGCGGACAAAATAACAGAAATGGTTAGGAACAAGGTCAAGGCTTTCATCAGAAAGCTGAAACGGAAGAAAAAGGCGGAACATGAAAACTGCTGATGGTTATCCTGTGGTATGTTACGGTGTAAAAGGTAAATACAATATACATCGCATCTGCCGCCGTTGTGCCATATATCGTAAATACGATTCGATTCCCGAAAAGCCATGCTACAGGCTTCATGGAATACATCTGTTGGGCAGAAGAGAATGCCCGATCTTTGAACAGAAAATAATCAAAATATCAAAATAACAAAAAATAAATAATATCATGGAACAGAAAATAAAGGCTTATAAAGCATTTGATGAAGATTTATCTTGTAGAGGGTTTAAGTATGAGGTAGGTAAGGAGTATGAAGAAACAGGCGACATAAAGGCATGTGAGAAAGGTTTTCATGCGTGTCCTTACCCTCTGGATGTTTTTGGTTACTATGCGCCAGCCGGGTCAAGGTTTTGTGAGGTTGAACAGAGCGGTAAAATAGACGATTCAGAAAGCGACAAGGTTTGCTCTTCAAAAATTAGAATAGGTGCTGAGCTTGATATAAGGGGGCTTGTGAAAGCAGCTGTATCTTATGTCAAGGAACGGTGTACTAACGAGTGTAATGCGGAACCGGGGAAACCTGCCACGGCTGGTGATAGAGGTGCTGCCACGGCTGGTGATTATGGTGCTGCTACGGCTGGTTATTGTGGTGCTGCCACGGCTGGTAATCATGGTGCTGCCACGGCTGGTGATTATGGTGCTGCTACGGCTGGTTATTATGGTGCTGCTACGGCTGGTGATTGTGGTGCTGCCACGGCTGGTAATCATGGTGCTGCCACGGCTGGTAATCATGGTGCTGCCACGGCTGGTGATTGTGGTGCTGCCACGGCTGGTGATTATGGTGCTGCTACGGCAAGAGGAAAGGCTTTAACAGGATCTAATGGTTTGTCAGTAGCAAGAGGAAAAAATGTTCAGGTAAAAGGCGGAATAGGTGCAATTTTGGTCATAGCTGAGGAAAAAATGTTCAGGTAAAAGGCGGAATAGGTGCAATTTTGGTCATAGCTGAGGAAAGGGATAATACGTATGATATTGTTGATTGGAAGGCTGTAGTAGTTGATGGTGAGGTTGTCAAGGCTGATACATGGTATAGACTGGAAAACGGTGAGTTAGTGGAAGTTGATTAACAGTTGACTGATAATACAATTAGAATTTAATTGATAATAATTACCATTTACCTGACATCAGGAAAATGGTTCAAAACTATAAAGTAATGAGCAAAAAAATAATACTGGACGCTTGTTGTGGAAGCCGGATGTTTTGGTTTGACAAGGAAAATCCTTGGACCTTGTTTGCTGACATTAGAGATGAAGAGCATACTCTTTGCGACGGTCGAAGTCTGAAAGTTCATCCGGATATTGTATCTGATTTTACCAATATGCCATTCCTAAATGAATCTTTTAAACTGGTAGTCTTTGATCCGCCCCATCTTTTAAATGTGGGTAAAGAAAGTTGGTTGGCCAAGAAGTATGGTAAACTTCCCGAAGATTGGCCAAGGGTGATAAAAAAAGGAATTGATGAATGCTTTCGAGTACTTGAAAATTACGGTGTTCTCATTTTAAAATGGAATGAAGACCAGATAACGGTTAAAGAAGTATTGAAAGCCATCGGACGGCAGCCGTTGTTCGGTCACACCACCGGAAGGCATGGCAAAACTATGTGGATGTGTTTTATGAAACTACCAATTAACTAACAAGTAATGAGCAAATATCAAACAGAAGCTGGGATAGAATGTACTCCCGAAGAAGATAAGTTAATTGACTCTTTGAAACGACTTGCAAAAAAGTGGGAAAAGGATGGTAAGCGTCTTTGGCTGTATTCAGCCAGTGGCTCACTTCACGTAATGATGCATGGAGATACAGACTATAATCCTACACCGGAATTTACGCAATATGGAGGCAGCAACATTGATAATAGTGTAACTACTATTGATGGCATATTAAATGATGGTGGAGATTGGTAATTAACTAAAAAAACTAATGAGAAATGAAGCAAAGTAAATTGACTCACGGCTCCCTATTTAGTGGTATTGGCGGTTTTGAATTAGGTGCCGAAATGGCAGGAATTGACACTTTGTGGAATTGTGAGATAGAAAAATTTCAAGGTGAAATATTAAAAAACAAATTTCCTCATGCAGAAAGATTCACAGATATTACAAAAACAACCGGACTCCGATATGTGGACATCATTAGTGGAGGATTTCCGTGTCAAGACATCAGTGTTGCCGGAAAACGTGAAGGTATTAAGGGAAAGCGTTCCGGGTTGTGGAGTGAGATGTACCGAATTATATGGGAAGTTAGACCTAAATACGTCATCATTGAAAATTCGCCAGCTCTCACTATTTCCGGTCTCGAACAAGTCCTATGCGACCTTTCCAAAATCGGGTATAATGCGGAATGGCAATGTATATCAAACTACGCTTTTGGATACCCACACAAAAGGGAAAGACTTTATCTTATTGCCTACTCCAACAAAATCGGATTACAAGGCGACGTTTGCAAATGTGGAAGCATTAACTCGATATTTAAACAGTGGACATCAGATACGAGTGTCGGATATACTTGCGCAAAAAGGATTCTTGAAATCCCAGCGCATAGCACTGTTAGAAATGATGATGGGTTTTCCAATTGGTTACACAGAGTTGGAAGTATCGGCAATGCGGTAAATCCAACAGTGGCAAAATATTTATTTGAATGTATTAAGATTTTCGATAAACAATTAGAGTAAAACCAATAAAGATATGAATATAAATTTTAAAATATCAACAATACTTGGAGTTGTAGAACAGTACGGAGAACTTATTGAATATAACGGCTATCAATATGCTTTTCATTATCACGAAGGAGCGTATAAAGCAACTGAATTAAGCACAGGATTCTGTGTTGTTTCCGTTGATGAAATGACAAAAACAATCGACGGTATCAGTGCAAAAGATTATCTAATCCAACAAATAAAGATATTGACTATATCGCCGAAAATACTAAATAGGGCTAAAAGGAAGATGATGAAAGATGGATTGCCTTATCCACTAAATCCAAAGTTTAACGTATAACGAAAATAGAAATGAATAAAACTCAAAAGAAATTGTTGGCAAGGCTTATGGCTGTTACAAACAGCCTTGGCGGAACGCTTGACGGTACTGCTACCTGTGAGCAGAAATACATTGATAGGCAACGTGCTCACAGGCTCTCATACAAGGTCATATATGGTTTATTTGGCGATAATCCTAACAATCCCTATCGTGAAGATGATATAAATAATGCCTATAAAGCTATTGAGGAAATGGAGAAACTGGTACAAAAGGTATATCCTGACCGGAGTGGCTTTTTGAAAAATGAAGAAAAACAATACCCCTCAAAACAAATCAGAAAGGAATAAAATGATAATAGCATGGTTCAGTTGCGGTGTTACGTCCGCAGTTGCTTGCAAAATAGCATTAAGCTTATATAACGATGTACAACTCTACTACATCGAAACTGGTTCCGGGCATCCTGATAACACCCGATTCCTTGCGGATTGTGAAAAATGGTACGATCAGCCAATACACACCATTCGCAGCGATAAATATTTTAACGTAGAAGATGTACTGATTAAAAAACGGTATATCAATGGCTCTACTGGAGCAGCTTGTACGTTTGAGCTAAAGAAGCAAGTCCGTTACAAGTTGGAGAAGGAACTTGGTTCTTGGGATGGTCAAGTTTGGGGCTTCGACTTTGACCCGAAAGAAATAAACCGCGCCATCCGCTTTAAGCAGCAATATCCAGATACAAATCCACTATTTCCGCTTATTGAAAAGCAGATTACGAAGCCGGATGCAATGGGAATGCTTTGGAAAGCTGGCATTGAAATCCCTGCTATGTACAAGATGGGCTATAATAACAATAATTGTATCGGTTGTGTCAAAGGTGGAATAGGCTACTGGAATAAGATACGGAAGGATTTTCCGAAAGTGTTTGACCGGATGGCTAAGATTGAGCGTGATGTTGGAGCTACCTGCCTAAAGGATAAAGACGGTCGTATCTTCCTTGATGAACTACCAACGTGGCGGGGCGACCCAGTAAAAGAGATTATACCGGATTGCTCGCTTATCTGCCAAATTGAATTTCAAGAGATTATCGACAGGCAGGTAGCACGAGTTTTGAAAGGAGAAATTAGTATTAACGATGTAGTCTGAAAAGGCTCAAAACGGAACAGATTATGAATGAAGTTAGAAAGCTATATAACGATGATGGATGCGTTCTTAAAGAGGCGTCTAGCAATGACTATGAATCATGGAGTTCAGCAAGAACACTTGGTCCTATGGAAAGAAGGAAAGAATACAGAAACCTATGTTATAATTTTGAATATGAGCGGGGAACTAATATCCCTCACTGTGCAAAGAAAGGTGTATGTGATGAGGATTGCGAATACATGAGAAATTTCAAAGGATAGGATATGAAACAGACATTGGAAGAAGCAGCAAGAGAAAATATCCTGTTTAATCACAGGACAGTTGACAGAACTTTGTTTGGTAAAGATTTGGCAAAGTTTGGAGAGATGAATTTCGTTCAAGGTGCCGAATGGCAGTCGAAGCAATCTCCTTGGATAAGCGTTAATGAACGGTTGCCGGAGCCAAACAAGCTTGTCCTTTGCAGAATGGTATCAAATGGAGCGATTGTTAGTGGCTATATCGTTGTTTCATCCGGGAGATCGCCATACGTTGCGACAGACGGAGGATTTGAATTTGAGGATTGGAACGACTACGAGTGTGACATGTGGATGCCTATTCCGTCTTTTGACGAGATACTCGAAGCCAACAGGGATGTACTGGAACGGATTAAAGAGAAAGGAGACTAATATGGAAATAAATAGCGGAATAATAATAGATGGTGTGTTGTATGAACCATCAGAAGGATTTTGTAATGAATGTTCCTTGTCCCGGGAATGCTGTAATATTTTAGATGAGACCTATTGTTCCATGTTAGATTTGGGGACAGGTCAGTGTTTTATCAGTCGTGGCAAAGTAACGGATATTAAGATAGATAAGGAGGAATAATTATGGGATTTACAACACCGTGCTTTATAAGAAAGAGTCCATATAAACTTATGAACAGATTAAACGAGTTAGGATATAGATTATTCGGATGTGAACTTAACGAGGACTTGTGTATTTTCACCGAACCTGAATATAGGCTATATAGTGTTGAGTTTTTCAGTAATATTCCACATCCCGACGAAACCGATAGCATTGATTGCGGAACTAATGAGGATCTTTTCCTGGCTTTAGCTGCATTGAGGGATGATACAGATAAGTTTCAGTGGTTTATTTCACCCGAAGGAATTTGGGCTTATAATAAAAACAATGACAGTATATCAGTATCTCCTAAATGGCGCAAGGCCACCGTATACGAACTGATTGAACATTTTAAAACAAAGGAGGAATGATGAAAGCAAAGTATTTTAAAAAGATAAGAAACCAAGTTAAGTGGTATAAGGTATCATATAGAGATAGTTTATTTTTTAGTTTTAGCGATGAGAAAGAAATATTGGCTAAATCTCCTGAAAATGCTTGTGTCAGATACCATAAACGTACTGGATGTTTTGTTAACAAATATAATCCCAATAATATTACACAATATAGTGAATCTCTTTCAAGGTTCAAGGTATGTATAGGTAAGAAAGTAATGTATTTCGATTAAATATGAAAGCAAGAATAAAAAGAAAAATACAAAAACGACCATTTTTATATAATGTAGGACAAGTATTTAAGGCTTGTGATTGGCTTACTAGTATTCAGCGTGGAAATATAGTTTGGCGTAGGTATCGTTCATTTGGTACTATTATTAAATCAGAATATTAAATATGAAAGCAAGAGTAAAATCAACAGGGGTTTTGGTGGATGTAACTCCCCAATTAAACATCAACTCTCAACATAGCAGAGATTATTTATATGTATGTGATAACATGGTATTCAAGGAATGCGAACTTGATTTTTCAGCTATTGACTGGGAACAGCGTAGATACGAACTGGCTAAATCCGCAATGCAAGGGATTTTAAGTGACAATACAGAAGTTGGTTACGCTTGTTCGGAAGCAGATTACAAGAAAGGAGAGAAACATACAATACCTATAAGCATTGCCCGGTTTGCAATTGCTTGTGCTGATGCTTTAATTAATGAATTAAAATGATAAAAGTATTAAGAAATAAAACTCCTATCGCTCGCAAAGAGCATAGATGTGAATTTTGCGGTGAAGTAATACACATTGGAGAAAAATATAACAGACAGACCAATGTTTGTGATGATCGTGTTTATGATTGGGTTAGTCACTGTGATTGCACCCAATTAGCCTATGAACTTGATATGTTTGATGATTGTGATGAAGGTCTTGACGGTGATGGGTTTATTGACAACTTGAATCAGTATGTTTATGACAATCATTATGATGATAAAATATTGGCATTATCACGCTATGAACTTGTAAAGAAGGTATTGGACGAATTTATACATTAGTGCTATGGATGATGTAAAATTATCATTAAGACAGATAGAAAAAATGGAACACGCTATAGGGTTTGAGCGTGGTAAAATAAAAAGAAATAGATATAAGGTTTATCGTAACTGGTATATTGTTAATCATCCTGATGATGATTGGGAAGAGTTGGTGTTTATTGGTTACGCTAATAGAAGATTGTTAGATATAGAAAAACAAATTGTGTACCATGTTTCCGAACTTGGAATGAAATATCTAGGTGTGTTATTAGGATGTATAATAACGGAGGAGGAATAAACAAGATCGTAAACTTATTGGATAATTATTATGAGTAAATATAGATACAGAGAAGTAAAGAACTATATCCACAACGAACTAAAGTTGACTAAAGAGGATATAAGGGAGATAATGATTCCTATCATTAGAGAGGAGGTTAAACGAGTTTTCCATAATACTTATGGAAATGATGTTTCTCTGGACAACTGGATTCGATGTATGGTTTCCGATGAAATAAAACGTCAAGGAGGCTTAAACATGTTATGGACTTTAAGTAAGGAGGCAATAAAAACCGAGATAACTGACAAATATTCAATTGAGGTAAATCTTAAAGAAAAGTAAATTATGAAAGCAACAATAAAGGCAACTGGAGAAATTGTAGAGATTAAGGATTTATATGATGATGGTACTGCATTGGTGGGAAACATGTATATCAAGGTGTCAGAACTTAATTTCTTTAGTGAAAACATTGATTGGGAACAACGTAGGTACGAATTGGCAAAAGACATTATTAAAGTTGTTATAGCAAACGATAATGGTGCTAATTCTGAGGCAGCCGCTAAATATTCGCTTAATTGCGCTGATGCCCTAATTAAAAGACTAAAGGAGGAGAATCATGGATAGTGTACAGACACAAACCTTTTCCATTAAAGGGATTGGAGGTGGTGAGGCATATATTGACTTTTGCGACGGCCAATTATGTGTTTCAGTTGTCATAGAAGATAAACAGGCAGATTTTAACTTTGATTCTGTTACGTTAAAGATGTTTGCCTATGCTTATAAATTACATTGTGAAGAGTGTGATAACCAACAAAAGAAAGGAGAATAACCATGACCGAAGAACTTGTAGCATTAGAAACAGCAAAGCTGCTGAAAGAGAAAGGGTTTAATGAGTATTGCAAAGATATTATTAAAGAAGACGATAATCGGATAATGCAATCTGTGTTCCGAACGAATAAGGATTTGCCAAAATTGTGTTATAGTCGTCCCGCTCAGTCCATTGCACAAAAGTGGCTGCGTGACACTAAATGTCTCCATATTGAAATAGGCTATATGTATGGAGATTATTGGCTTTACGATATTCTGACAATACCTACCCATGACTTGATAGGATTGTCTGACAGACCTATTGTCCGTTATAATACCTACGAGGAAGCACTGGAAGCAGGATTACAGGAAGCATTAAAACTTATATGATTATGAAGAAGATATTTTTCAACGATAAATTAGGATTAACCCAAGCGGTATTGGATGGTCGGAAGACTATGGCGTAGATTTGCTTTGGCATATCGAACAGAAGATAAGATACAATGAATTAAGACATATGTTGAACGGAAAAAGATATTGATTATGAAACGTGAAATAAAATTCAGAGGGAAAGAATTTGAAACAGGACAGTGGATAGAAGGATCTTTGACAACATATCCAAGATACTACCCAACTATTACACTCGTTGAAGATGCTGAACCTATTCCAAAAAAGACAACTTGTGTAGTTCTTCCTGAAAGAGTCTGTCAGTTCAGCGAAATAACCGATAAGAACGGTAATAGCATCTTCGAACATGATCTAATACTGATTCATGAAAGCGAAAGTTCCTGCCAATTTACAGTTGAAGTACTATTTCATAAAGGAATGTTCTGCTACAAGAACAAGGCATGTGGCTTTACCCCATTGTGGTATGTCAGCGATAGATGCGAAGTGATTGGTAATGTGTTTGATAACCCGGAATTGTTGAAAGGAAGTAAGCAATGAAGCACATATTTTACTTATTGGTGGGATTTCTTGCTTTCTATGAAATTATGAAAGCCTTAAACTGTAAGAGAGTATATTCCCGCACATACAAATATAGATATCTTCCCAAGGAAAAGATAAAGGCATATTTAAAAGAGCATCCTATGCTTCTTCTAATGAGTGTTCTGGATATTTTTGGATGGATAACATTAATGGCAGGACTAATGACAAGCCAATGGGTTTGTTTTTTGGCGGTTATGGTTCTATCCCTATCAAGATTTCAAAGCCTTGGCAGTTGGGCTGTATGTATAGACAGCATCATCACTGTGGCTATTTATTTGTTTGCCATTATTAATACTTATCATTTACATATAGAATTATGAACAAGTTAGAACACATATCCACAATTGATTTCTGTTACTGGCGGTTGAAAATTCTCTGTGAACAACTTTCTAAACCCAAATCAAACATAGAGATAATGGTTGACAACGCTTGCGGTTATAATGAAACTGAAGAAATAAGAAAGGAAGGTATAATACTTTTAGAGCAGATTATCGAAAGCAAGAAGGCTATCAGTGCTGATTACTTAGGGGATAGCAAGTTTTTAGATAAATTAAAAAAGGGAAATGGTTGAGCTATACAAAGTAACCATTTCCGATGCATCATCTGTATTATGTTTGCTGTTTTACTCTAAAAGTTAAATCTTTGGTTATGAGTATTTTACGACTAAAATAATTGTGTAAATATTTGGCTAATTCATTGATAATGAGTATCTTTACAATACTTAAAAGAAACCAATATTACTAACAATTAAAAGACAAGAGCAATGAAAGCAACAATCGAATTAACAAAGAAGACAGCTTTAGAAGAAATTATTAATAGCAATGATATTGATACAATAAAGTCTTTGATAGAACGCAAAGAGATGTCGTTAAAAGAAGCAGAAGAAAATGCGGCATTCTACGAAAGTATCTGTAATGAAGACTTTGCAAGTAATGAAAGGCAGAGAGCCAATAGACTTATTCGAGATATAGAAATATTAAAGTTAGCAATTTAATACATAAGAGCAATGAACACATATTACAAGTTTGCGCCAAACGTGTTTTTGGCAAAGTGCGAAGAGATGCACAAAAAAGGTGAAGAAATTCTAGTTACCACCAAGTATGGCAAAGAAAACGAAAGCATCGTTTTCAATCTAATTCTCGAGAAAGATGGTTTTTATTATTACTCCATCGTCCGGGCTGATGGCTTTAACGTTCAAGAATGGGCTAAGCAAAGAGCGGAACGCAGACGTGAATGGGCCGTATCAGCAGTGCAAAAAAGTAATGAGTATTTTCAGAAATCGAATAAACATCGAGATTTTCTTTCTTTAGGCGAGCCCATCAAAGTAGGGCACCATAGTGAACGAGGTCATCGCAAAATGATAGATGATGCCTGGAACAACATGGGTAAAAGCGTTGAGTTCAGTGATAAGGCAAATGAACATGAAAGAGTGGCCCAATATTGGGAGAAACGTGCCAACACGATCAATTTGTCTATGCCGGAAAGCATTGACTTCTACGAACACAAGTTGGAACAAGCGAAAGAATACCATGAAGGTGTAAAGTCTGGCAAATATCCGCGTGAACATGCTTATACTCTTACTTATGCCAAGAAAGCAGTTAATGAAGCACAAAAGAATTACGAACTTGCTAAAAAGTTGTGGGGAGATGAAAACGAAAACCAATAAAGCGATTTCATTACTCCAGTGCGGTGATTTAAAAGCCGCACTAGCAATTTCCTCCACTTTTCGCATTGGATTTACCAAAGAAGAACGCAGAACATTGAAAATTGCGTATGAATGTCTTTCTGGTAATGCCGGGTTCTACCAGCAAATTGGTATTGATACCAATAGCGAAATAGAGAAAAGCAAATCCATCCTTTTATCAAAATATATGTTGAAATCAGCACCATAAGAATATGAATCTAACACAGAAAGAAGCGTTAAGGCAATTACAATCATATTGCAGGGCAAATGGTTTCTCCCTCAATCCATCGAGTTTGCCGAAACATACATACGCTATAATATTGGCGGATGGCGACAACGGAGAAATAACGACACGTTACCCGAACAAGCGTATAAGCGGCTATTACACCCCAAAAGAGTTGTTAATATGGCTTGATGGCTACCACACAGGATTACAAGGGAAATAAGTATTAACCGCGAGTAATCGCACAAAAGGAAAGAAAAATGAAAGAAATAAAAACGTATCATAAACCAGATGGAGCGCACTATTACATAGGTAGCCACGAAGTAGCATTTATTGGTAGCTGCAAAGGGAGTTTTTACATATCGTTTTTTAGCTGCAACGAAAAAGAATGGGCTAATACCTTTCTGGAAGCAGAGCAAATTGTATTGAATAGATTTTAATAACGAATTATCCCGGCGAGGCAACAAGCGGAGCGGCACCACCGTTGAAAAATTTGGTAACACGTTGAAATATAGAAAGTTAAACAAAGTTTAAGCTTGCGATATTTAAGATGTAAAATACTGATATTCAATATATTATTTGTATCTTTACAATATCAAAATAACACCTATTAATAACAAGTAAAAGTCAAGAGCAATGAAAACAGAAGAACTTATCAGATACTACAAAGCAAACATTGAAGCTATTGAAAAAGGATTGAACAACGACTCTCTTTCAGCAGATAAAAAATTCAGATTGGGATATACACAACAGGCGTTGGACGGATATAAGTCTGCTTTACAAGAACTTCTTGGAAATAATAACGACTAATAATAGAAGAGAGCAAATGAGCAAAGTAACAGAACTAACAAAAGAGCTTCAAAGAGTGATGTATTCCACTACATATTCATTTGAGATTGATACCGAAGATTATGTTTTCGGATTCAAAAACACAATAAAGAAGCGTACAAAAAGTTTAGCCAAGGCAAGCAAGCTAAAAGTGAAGTCAACCAATGATTGTGGTCGGTTCTTGTCAGAAACGGTGAGAGTTGTTGCTGTACGCTTCTACAAGAATGGAGAGCTTACCAAAGAATTGAAAGCAGAAAAGATAACAGCAGCGTATAACGGATAAAATATAGAGCAATGAAAACAACTGTAAAAATGTATTTAAAAGACGAACAAGGTAATAAAGACTGGTTTGTTACTCCTATTAACCTATCAGAGCAAGAAGCTCAAAAGTACTATCTCGGTAACATCTTCAATATGGGGTGCGAAACAGATCACATGATGAAATGTTACAAAGTTGAGACAATAAAATCATCAAATTAAATAAATTTATGACTAAAAGTGGCGTTTTTTACGCCATATTTTATATCTTTACACCATAAAAATAAAAAAAAAGAGCAATGAAAATTTACACAAGTTATTTCGGAAATAGCCGAAAATTGAAAGAAGCTGGAATTAAAATTATTTGCGTAGCCATTGGTAAGCCTAGATTTATGGTTAACGTTCCTCAAATGTTGAACGTTTGTCCTACCCGCTATATGGTAAGTGGACCTTGTTCTCATGATGAGTATCTTAAGCTTTACGACATGATTCTTGCGAGTCAAGATGCTAATAAGGTAATCGAACAAATCGAATCATTAAGTGAAGGCAAAGATGTCGCTCTCTGCTGTTACGAAAAACCGGGTGATTTCTGCCATCGGCATATTTTGGCTAAGTGGCTTACTGAAAAGACAGGTATTGAAATCAAAGAGTTTGGAGTTGTTGAGAAGAAAGAACCTAAGTATGAACAAGCAAGTTTGTTTTGAGTATGAGAAGAAATATTAAGTTTAGAGGTAAACACGTTGAAAGCGGAAAATGGATTATCGGTTGGTTATTTCAAGACGATGACGACCACTTTCCAATGATTCATCAAGGAGGTACACTTGACGATTGGGAGCAAGTGAAGGAAGACTCTGTTGGTCAGTTCACAGGCTTGCTTGACAAGAATGGGGAAGAAATATATGAGGGTGACATTGTTGAACAAATAGTTACAGATGGATATGACTATGGGTTTATAGGTGAAGTGAGTTTTGATAACGGAGTTTTTGGTATAAAACATAAAACTTATAAAGGTTACATTGTGTCAGATTTTGTATATTCCTCAGATTGGAATGATGGGCATGAACATGGAGTCGTTTTATATGAATATGAAATAAAAGGAAATATATACGATAACCCAGAATTATTAGCCAACCATCAATAGCGTTTGATGGAATGCTGCCAGATTTGCCAAGCAAGCGGTGGTTTGACAGCATAGGCAAAAGGGAATTTAGCAAAGATGGTCTATGCGTCGGACTGAAAATCCGAAGAACAAGGTTCGAATCCTTGAGTTCCCACAGCCTTGTATCAATGAACGCACCATTTTCTAAAATTTGAGGTTGTTATGGGAGCAACCGATATATAGAAGAAAATAGTAGATTGAGAGAGTATGGTAAAACCCATATAAGTCCAAAGGGTATCAATCAAGGTGGATCTTCACAAAATCATGTGAATGTTGACTGTGGCTACATGGCGGTTCATAATGTTGGCAGCTCGGAAAGACGAGCGTTTGCGGAAATAGCTCATCGGTAGAGCGTTGGTATTCCAGCCAAAGAGTGGGGTTCGACTCCCTGTTTCCGCTCAACCCTTATAGTAGCGATAAGCAAAAGCAAAAACATTAAAGCTTGTGTAGTTTACGGGGTGATGGAAATTGCCATCTGACACGACTGTAAAGAAGCCGAATAGATTGCATAAGTGTTCTTGTGAGTGGCTTATAGATGATTGAATTTTGTGTTAAGTACCTGCCGAGCGTATTTTTGGCAGGCTTAACGCAAAATGTATATGAAGTTATATACACCCTAAAGATATGTTTACAGGAACGACACCACCGGAAGTTAAACTGCTCCTTCAGGATTTGATGAAAGGAGTAAAAGGCAAAGATGTTTTTATCGGATGTTCAGGAAACTACACCACCGATAAAATCATGTCAGCTATGGGATACACAGTACATTCTAATGATGTAAGTTTATATTCCAAACTAATTTCTGATCTATTACTTGATACAAATACTGATATTGAAGTTGTGAATCCTGAATTACGTATGGTTTTTGACACATGGGATGACACTAAATACAAAAAACTTATTCAAGTAATGTTTGCAATGAGAGTATCAAACTTTCACCAAAGGAAAAACGATTACCAAGAAGAAATGTTTAACGCTTTTATTGAGCAATCAAAAGTTTATTATCATAATACTATATCTAAGATTGAAAAAGGCGCACTTAATTTTAATATTAAAAGTTTCTTCTATGGTGATTTTTTTGACTTCCTAAAAAGTAAAAAAGGTAAAGGTGTTGGTATAAGCTTTCCTCCTACGTATAAAGGAGGGTATGAGAAGATGTTTAGCTATGTCGAAGAAAGCTTTAATTATATGCACGCTACTTATAACGTCTTTGATCCAAAAGAGGGCGGAAGTATATTCAAGACTCTTCTTGAGAATGATGAAAACATCATCTATTCTGATAGATATTTCAAGGAGATAGACAACTTCCTTGTTGGCAAAATAAACTTGGGGCTAGGCAAGAATCCTATATACACTTACTCTAGCGTAAATCAAAACAAGAATTATTACATCGAACGCGATAAAAATGTAAATCCATCATGTATTCACATTTTACCTATAGATTATGAATTTACAGATATTACTACACTATCTGTAAAATTATGTTCAGTTAGTGATGTGAATTATTATAAAGCGTTTTACATGACAAACAAGGTTAATTATACAACTGGTGGAGATTTAGGTATGGTATTTATGGCTGACGGTAAAGCGTTTGGATTTACTTCTTTCAGCAAACAGTTATCTACACTTGAAAAGATATTTATGCAGAGTGATTTTGTTGTAAACTCAAATACACAGAGGCTTAGTAAATTACTGATTATGCTTACTAAGTCCCACGATGTGAGGATGCTCATTGCAAGAAAAATGGGTCACTATTATGAAGGGATTAAGACAACTGTGTATACATCTTCACCAGTAAGTATGAAATACCGCAGTGTATTCAATCTTGACAGGAGAGATGAAGGCAAACTAATGTATTCTGCTAATTTTTTAGATGATTCATTAAAAGATTTATATAAATTATGGTTGAAAAAATACAAGAAGTGAAAGATGTTCATCTTATTCAAGAGAAATTGGGGGATGTAAACAAATTGATTGCTCCGTATAAGTTAGCATATGTAAGCCCCATAGATGATTGCGTTCCATTGGAGAAGAATGCTCACTATATGGAAAAATCCACACTGGATAGACTAACTGCAAATGTGGCTGAAGACGGTTTTTTATCTCAGCTTCCATTCGCGATGAAACGAGATGATGGGAAATATCTTATTTTGTCGGGAAATCATCGTTTAAAAGCTGCTATTAAAGCTAAACTGGAATATATTCTAATCTTGTATATTGAAGAGGTTGATAAAGACAAACAGATTGCCTATGTGCTTAGTCATAATGCTTTAGTAGGAAAAGATGATGCCCAAATGCTTAAGGAAATTTATAGTGAGATGCGCACTATTGAAGCAAGAGAGTTCTCTGGTCTTAACGGTATTCAATTTATTGATACAGATAAGATCCCTACCGTTTCTATTAATGATGGGGATATAGAGCTTACGGAAATGAAGTTCTTGTTTACAGAAAGTAGGAGTAATGATGTCAAAGCTGTTCTATCTGAACTTGAAAAACAGAAAATATCTGCAAATAGTTCGATAGTTGTAGGTTCTTATGAAGAATTTATAAAGGTAGCTACAGAAGTAAAGAAGAAGTTTAATATAAAGAGCAATACTGTTGCTTTTGCTCGTATGGTTGATATCTGCAAAGCTTATTTGCAAGAAATAAAAGACAAGGAGGTGTAATATGGCAGGTAGAGGTAGACCCAAATTAGGAATGTCCCTTTATGATAAATATATAAAAGGTAAAGAGGATATTATTATAGCAGACTGTAGGAATGGAGCTGATAACAAAGGTTTATGTGTACGTCTTGGAATAGGACTTACGACATTTAAAAGTATATTAAAAAAGCATCCTGAAGTTGTAGACTTATTGAGAGAAGGTAAGGAAGAAGCTGACATAAAAGTAGAGAGTGCTCTATATAAAAGAGCCATTGGCTATGATATCGAGGAAACTACAACTGAGGTGAAAATAGGAGAGGATGGATCTGGTCAAACGACTGTGGTGAAAAAAACGAAAAAACATATTGCGGGAGATACAACAGCACAAATATTTTGGTTAAAAAATCGTAGACCAAATGAATGGAAAGATAAACAAGAGGTAAATGCTACTAATGATGATTGGGTAGATGCTTTAAAATTATTAACCAATTCATATAAGAATGGGAACAAATGATGAAAGAAAGAAACTCATAAGTGAAATTATAGCGTATTGGTCGAAGGATTGGAATAAATTTGTCCGTGATGCCTTATGTGCAAGATTAGACCATGATCAGCAATCTATTATTGAGTCTGTTCAATATAACCCTATGACTGCTGTCGCAAGTGGAACTTCTCGTGGAAAAGATTTTGTGGCAGCCTGTGCTTCGTTGTGTTTTATGTATCTTACGCCTAGATTTAATGAAAGAGGTATACTTGTTGGAAATACTAAGGTGGCCATGACAGCACCAACAGGGAGACAGGTAAAAAATATTATGACTCCTGAAATCAGAAGGTTGATTCGTGCGGCAAGGACAAAATTTCCTTTTTGTTGTCCGGGCAGATTGGTTGCTGATGATATAAGAACGGATTATGAAGAATGGTTTTTGACAGGATTTAAAGCGGATGACAATGCAACTGAATCATGGTCTGGATTTCATGCGGCAAATACCATGTTTGTTATCACGGAGGCATCAGGTATATCCGAAATTGTTTATAATGCAATAGAAGGTAACTTGCAGGGAAATTCTCGGATGCTCATAGTATTCAATCCTAATATCACTACCGGTTATGCGGCTCGTTCTATGAAGTCTGAACGTTTTGCAAAATTCAGACTTAGCTCTCTAAATGCAGAAAATGTAGTAAAGAAGCAAATTGTAATACCCGGTCAAGTGGATTATGAATGGGTTAAGGACAAAGTGATAAATTGGTGCTCACCTATCCAGCAAGCGGACTTCAACGAAGGTGAAGGCGATTTCAATTGGGAAGGTAAGCTATACCGACCTAACGATTTGTTTCGCGTCAAGGTACTTGGTATGTTTCCTAAAGTGTCGGAAGATGTTCTCATCCCTTATGAATGGATAGAAATAGCAAACAGGAATTGGCAGGAGTTACAGGAAAATGGTTTTATCCCAGCCAAATCTTGTAAGTTAGGTGTTGACGTTGCCGGTATGGGACGCGATAACAGTGTGCTTTGTCCGCGATACGGTAACTACGTTTCTCAATTTGAAGTTCATCAATCTGCCGGGCGTGCGGATCACATGCATGTGGTAGGTATGATGATTCCCTATCTAAAGAAGAAAGGAGCAAAAGCATTTATTGATACTATTGGAGAGGGAGCAGGTGTCTATTCTCGTTTGTTAGAAGAAAAATTTACAAACGCTTTTTCATGCAAATATTCGGAAGGGGCAGATGGCTTACACGATATTACTGGCGAATATGAATTTGCAAATATGAGAGCATACCTATATTGGGCTTTACGTGACTGGCTTAATCCTAAAAATGGTTTTGGTGCCGCTCTCCCACCCTGCGATCAGTTAATGGAGGAGGCTACCGAAACCAAGTGGAAGTTCCTTAGTAATGGAAAGATTATCATTGAGCCTAAAGAAGATATCAAAAAACGTATTAAACGTTCTCCTGACTATATGGATGCATTAGCGAATACGTTTTATCCTAGAGATTATAGCTTTATTAGTGATGAAGAGTTGCTTAAAGACTTTTTGTAGTTGTGTTTTTTTAGTACCTTTGTAACCGAAAACACTCCTTGTTTGTGTTTTCATTGCTCTTATGTGCGCTGGCTTGTGAAAGTCGGCGCATTTCTATTGTACGGTGAGTGTTTTCTTATTGTGCACCTACCTTAGAGGCGTGCAGAGAAAGACGGAACAAATGGCTGCAAAGTCATTGATACAAGTTATGGTAAGTGATTTGGAAGAGAGAGTATCGCATACCCTCTCTTTGTTTCTGGTATTATTTTCCAACAAGTAATAGTAACAGCCAAAAAATACCTAATACTATGGCAATAAATTCGTATGGATCTTCTCTTAAATAATTAAGAAAAAATTTAATTTCTTGTATTATTTTTCGCATGTATAATATTTTACAAAGCCATTTCGTGTTCAAGTTCTTTAGATATGGCTCTATTGATAAACTCATTAATTGTTGTTCCAGTGCTGGAAGCAAAAGCGGCTACACGGGAATGTAAGTCTGGTGACATACGTAGATTTAACTTCCCACTATAAGGCTTTTCAGGCTGTATATTTCTTTCTTTACAGTTTTCAAGATAAAAGTCTATAGATTCCTCAAAGTCTTTACGGACCTCATCTACAGACTTTCCTTCATAAAGGATTGACGCTTTTCTCATCCCTTGCACTTTGCCAAACAGACAATTGTCTTCCGGACTGTATTCTACAGAACCGGAATATCCTTTGTATTTTAAAAGTCCCATACTACTTTGTTTTAGATTGTTTATATTTCTCAATCAAATTGTTTTTCTTTATATGCTCAATTATTCCTTTTATCACGTATGATTTCAAAATGCTTCCGGGATGTGGCTTATGTAAAATGAAAGGAGCTTCTTCGTCTGGTCCTATAAACTCAACACGGGAACCTGATGTAGCACCTTTGTTGCTTTCCTTGTATCCAAAAATCCCGAATAAGCGTTTTGCTTCATCATAGGTAAAATCCTTTGGGCATGACAAAATACGTTCTATTAGTTTTTCCTTTGTACCCATAATCGTTTGTTTATGCAAAGGTACTAAAAATAGTACCAAATACAAACAGATAATATAAAATATTGTATTTAAGGTAAGTTTTTCTGTTGAATATGACATTTTTACAGCCACTTTTATTATATTTGCATCATAGCATTTGATGCTAACGTGCTCCTTCACGTTACCGGGTAGTACGTATTGTGCTATCCGGTTCCTTTTTGGAGCAGTATCATGTGTAACTAATCACCGTATGAAGGAGTACGGAACTACATTATGAACACAATTAAAATTTTTGAGAATGAGCAATTCGGAAAGGTAAGAATTGCGATGGGTGAAAATAACGAACCTTTCTTTTGCTTGGCAGATGTATGCCAGATTTTGGATTTGATTCCCAGTAAGGTAGCGCAAAGATTAGATAAGGATGTACTTTCAAAGTATCCCCTTGAAACAGCCGGTGGAATCCAACATGCAAATTTTGTTGATGAGGATGGTTTGTATGATACAATATTGGATAGTCGTAAGCCTGAAGCTAAAAAGTTCCGCAAATGGGTAACAAGCGAAGTGTTGCCATGTATCCGTAAGACAGGTGGCTACATCGCTACCAAAATGGACGACACTCCAGAAGAAATCATGGCACGTGCGCTTATTGTGGCACAAGAAACACTGAAACGAAAAGAGCTGCGTCTTATAGAGGCTGAGCAGAAGATCCAAAAAGATGCTCCTAAAGTCCTTTTTGCCGATGCTGTATGTACCTCTCAACGTTCGTGCCTTATTGCTGAATTGGCAAAAATTCTCCAACAGAACGGAGTGAATATCGGTCAGAACCGTTTGTTCGGTTGGATGCGAGAGAACGGTTATCTTTGCCAAAAAGGTGATTATTATAATCAGCCAACGCAGAAATCTATGAAATTGGGACTTTTTGAGTTGAAGAAAACATCAATTACCAAGCCGGATGGTTCGGTATTGGTAACAACCACTACCAAAGTAACCGGCAAAGGACAAATATATTTCGTGAATAAATTCCTATCTAAATAATCAATATAAAAAAAGGTGTCAAGTGACACTTTACTATATTTATGGACGAAATAACAGCTATATTAGACATTACGCGCCCGGTTGATAATATCATCAACGACTTAAAAGGAAAGTCAGTCTATGTCCCCTCATGGGATAATCTTATTAAAGACTATGAACCAACATTGCATTCGATAGTAAATGATAACATTGGTCGAAAAGATAAGGTAAAATCTGATGGTACGGTAGAAAAAGCTTCCCGTATTTATATCGGTCTTGAAAAACTCCTTACAAAACGGATGACAGAGTTTATGTTTTCCATTCCAGTAAAACGTGTCTATCATAATATTGAGAACAATGAAACTCGCCAACAAATAGCGAAAGCAATTGAGAATATATACAAGTATGCTCGTATAGACAGTGAGAATATTAAACGTGGCAACGCCTATTTTGCGTCATGCGAGGTATTTACCATTTGGTATACGGTTGAAAATCCCAATTCTCTATATGGTTTTCAAAGTAAATTTAAGCTGAAATGCAAGACCTATTCCCCGATGGAGGGCGTCGGGCTGTATCCGTTGTTTGACGAGTTGGGAGATATGGTTGCTATGTCTTTTGAATACAAGAAGAAAGTCAAGGACGAAGAAATTGCTTTTTTTGAAACATATACTTCTAAGATCCATTACAAGTGGAAGCAGCAAGGATCTGGGTGGGAACAAATCAAAGCGGAACCAATAGCTATATTGAAGATCCCCGGTGTTTATGTTCATCGCCCAGTTCCTATTTATCATGGTTTGTCTTATTTGCGTAATGAGATAGAATATACCCTTTCTCGTAATAGTGATGTTATCGCCTACAACAGTGCTCCTATCCTTAAAATTGCAGGGGCTACACAAGGAAAAGAAGATAAGGGGGAAAGCCGTAGGATATTCCGTGTTGAAAATGGAGGTGATGTGTCTTATGTTTCATGGTCTCAGGCTATCGAAGCACTAAAGTACCATGTAAGTACTCTGATTAGTCTATTCTGGTCGCAATCACAAATTCCGGATATATCATTCGAGAACATGAAAGCATTAGGAAATATCGGGTTTGATGCTAGACAGACCTTGCTGACTGATGCCCATCTGAAAGTAGGTGATGAAAGTGGTGATTGGATAGAATCGTTTGAGCGTGAATGCAGTGTAATCAAGGCTTTCTTGAAAAGCATGAATACTTCATGGGTTAAAGAGATTGACAATGTAGAAGTTGAGCATGTCATTACTCCGTTTATCCAAATGGACGAGGATGCAATGACTGATAGACTTATAAAACAGAATGGTGGCAAGCCAATCAAGAGCCAGTTGCAAACTATTAGAGAAGCTGGTTCTAATAATGCGGAGGCAACTTTGGATCAGATACATAAAGAAGATGCGATGGATTTACAAGCAAAACAATCAAGAATGAACGGTTTATTTGAAAGTGCGGAATAACATGAAAGTACCAATAGATAATATGACCTTTGCCGAAAGCGAATACCTTAGAGGAAATAAAGTATGGAAAGCCCAGACACTTTATAATTTCGCGAAAGCAAAGGAATACCCTGTACGTGATATGCCATTGTGGAATATAGACCTGACTGTTGAACCGTTTGAGTGCAGCCAGCTTCATAGTTTTATCTTTCAATGCAAACGTGTTCGTGATTGTTCTTTAGACTACCCTATTATACTGGATGAAGTAGGACAAATAGCAGATGGATACCATAGATTATGCAAAGCTATTTTAGAAGGTAGAAAAACGATTAAGGCTATCAGGCTGCTGGAAATGCCGGCACCTGATAGAATTGAGGAGGGATAAATATGAAAAGACATTCAAAGATAATTACGGTAGAATATGTAGTACAAGATTGTCCTATCTGTGGCAAAATTATAGTGAAGCATTATTTATATCCGATGGTTGATAAAAGAAAGAACAAATTTGTATATGGCAAAAAAAGTAATAACACAATCTAAGTATCATTGTCGGGATTGCGTGCATAGCTATGACCGGCACGAGAAGAACTTGAAAGGTGAGTTCTTCATGTGCCGTTGTCCGTTTTTCACTTCCAGTCGCTTTCTTAACCGTGACGTATGTGACAAGTTCAATAAGAAATGAGTCAATCTTAAAAACAGAAAAATATTTTTTGTTTTATCCCCGTGATTTTTCTGCCTACTCTAATAAATAGATTAAAAACAAACCAATATGTCAAAACCTAAGATTCCGAATCAAAAGAAGAAATATCAAGAGCTTAACACAAGGCTGAATAAATATGTAGCTTTAGTGGAGCATATATATGATGTTCTGAATTTGGAAGCTGCTAAAACTGTATTACGCACTGATTATTCATCTGATAGTGAAAATCCTTTTAAATGGTCTGATTACCCACAGACTAAAAAACAGATAGAGGATATACAGGCTCAATTTGTTAATTATATTCATACGATTATCTATCGAGGTATTAGTGAAGAATGGAAAAATAGTAATGAAGTGCAAGACTTGATGGCAAATAAAGTTCTAAGGGCTTATAATGCCCAAGTTGATGGGGAAAAATACAAAGTCTTATATCAAGTAAACTCTGATGCTTTGAAAGCGTTCCAAAACCGCAAGGATAAAGGCTTTAATGTCTCTGCCAAACTCTGGCAACAATCCACCATTTATAAACAAGAACTTGAAGCAGCTATATCTTGCGCTATTCAGAAAGGAACAAGTGCTATTACTTTGAGTAAACAAATCTCTAAATATCTGCTTGATTTTCCATCACTGCAAAAAGATTATAAAGACAAGTATGGTAGTGCAGAACATTTAAAGGATTGCGAATACCGTTCTATCCGACTGGCTCGATCTGAAATTAACATGGCTTACCGGACTGCTGAAAATGAACGTTGGAAACAAATGGATTTCGTTGTGGGGTACGAAATAAAGCTAAGCTCTTCACATCATCACCGTATGCCACATGGGGATATATGCGATAGGTTAGCAGGTAAATATCCTAAAGATTTCGTTTGGACTGGCTGGCATCCGAATGATTTATGCTATAAAATACCTATCCTTAAAACAGAAGAAGAGTTTTGGGAATGGGATGGTAGAAGTGAATCTACGACTGAAAGTGTGAATGAAGTCAAGGATGTACCGAATGCATTTAAACAGTGGATTGGCACAAATTCCCAACGCATAGCAGATGCAAAGAGAAATGGAACTTTGCCATATTTTTTAAAGGATAACCCGTCATATCTTAAATAATAACGACTTATATACAGATACATTCAGTTTCATAACACGGAGTACAAGATTATTTTCGTACTATGTGTTTTATTATAATAGTTTAACAATTAAGGTGAAGTAAAAAGAATCACTTTTCGTATATTTGCATAAAGCATGTGAAGTTACATGCAACCGAACTTGTCGTGAATACATTCATTGCTCTTAATGTATGATTAAGAAGGTTGACGGTCTGCTTGCATGTAATGTTTTGCAGGCCGTTTTTATTAATTAAAACATTGTACAATGGATAGAAAACAACAGGTTTTGTTGAAATTGAAACCGAAAGTGAAGGCGTTCGGGTTCAATAAAAAAGAGGTGATGGGTATCGCTGCTAGAATTGCCGATAACCTAACCTCCACAGATGATGCCTCCGATGAGGATGTAAACGCAGAAATTGAAGCAGCTATTGATGCGGTTCTCCCCTACCTGCAAGTCAGCCAGTCTTTTGCAAATCGAGTAATCGAAGAAAACCGCAAAAAGAATGACGATGACGAAACCGATGACGGCGATGATACATCATCGAACACTTCAAACAATCGTCAGACGGGTTCAAACAAAAATGATCCTCAACAGAATAAAAGTAATGATGATGCTCCAGCATGGGCAAAGGGATTGCTTGACAAGGTTGATACACTTACCAATGAAATTTCGGTGTTGAAAGGTGAAAAAGTCACTACATCAAGAAAATCCAAGCTCAACGAGTTGCTCAAAGATTCGGGTTCTTTCGGCAGTCGCATCCTGAAAAGTTTCGACCGCATGAAATTTGAAACCGAAGAGGAGTTTGACGAGTTTTATTCGGAAGTTGAGGAAGACCTGAAGAATTACAACCAAGAATGTGCAGATGCAGGTTTGTCTACATTGGCTAATCCGCCTGCCGCAAGTGGTAAAAGTTCGGGAAAACAAGATGAAGTGATTAGTGACGCTGAAATCAAAGCGTTGGCTGACACATTCTAAACATTAACAAAAAACTAAGTATTAAAAATGGGTGCAACAGCAAATTTAGCAAGTGAATTGCAGGTGATTACTTCTGGTCTTGATTCGGTTGTAATCAGACGATACGGTGCTGGTATCATTGGTGGTCGCACGCTTGATGTCAGTGGTTATCCATATGATGTAATTAAGGCTGGTCATGTTATTATCGCATCAGATGATGACGAAACACTATTCAAACCTATGCCGCTAAAAGCATCGAATTATGATCAATATGATACATTGCCCAGTAGCCATCATTATGTAGGTGTATTGGTAAGAAGCGTTACAAAGGATGCTCCTTTAGCAGCAATCATGTACAATGGTGAAGTGAATGATAAAGCAAGTCCGTATTCAGTGGATAATATCAAAACTGCAATGAAGACGGAGTTGCCTGGATTAGTATTCATGCACGATTAAAAGAGGAGGTAAAAAATGGTACAATCACAATTTGTGGAGGACATCAGAAAAATCTTTCCGAGACTCCAGAATGTAGTAGATACAGTGAACGGCAAGCGGAACGGTGACAACAAACGCACCTATTTGCATAAATCTATGTTGAGAAAGGTTTATTCGGCAGACCAGAAATGGTCTAACGCTGCGGTAAACACTACTTATGTAGCAGCCGACATGGTGTCGATGAACTCGCCACTTCCGATTAAAAGCCGCGATGCCATTGCTCACGCCAATGGTTCTCTGCCGAAAATCGGTATGAAAAAAATCATGTTTGAATCGGATATCAATGCCGTTAACATAATGAAAGCGCAAGGTGCGGAATGGACGAACATCGCGAATAAGCTGACTTCCGACCCGATTGCTTGCTCTGTCGGTATTGACGAACAGAATGAAGCGAACTTCCTGACCGGATTGTCTAATGGTATTGTAGCTGTGGAGGATGAAAACAATACCGGTACGGCTTTGCGTATCAATTTCGGCTATCTGCCTGAAAACTGTTTTGGTGTTGAGACGCAGAATGAGCTTACGCTTGATGACATTAAGCGTGTATTGGCTTATGCTGACAATAACGGCGACACAATCATCACTATCTGCATTGCATTGTCAACCTACAACAAGTTGCGTCAGACGCAAGGGGCAAAAGAACTGGTAGCCAATTATCGTGGTCAGACTTTTGACAGTAATACAAAGCTCCCTGTTCCGACAGCATCTTTGTTTGACGAAGCATTTGCGGATGATAACAACGGGGTTGCTTTCCTGAAAATTGACCGTTCAATCATCTCAGAGAAGAACGGCAAAAGGAAACCGTACAAGCCGTGGAACCAGAACAAGTTGATTTTCCTTACCACAGAAGAAGTCGGTGCTTTGGTGTGGGGAACGCTTGCGGAAAAGACAAATCCGGTAGAGGGTGTTGTTTATTCAACCGTTGATGAGTACAAACTCATCAGCCGTTACAGAACAACGGAGCCGTTTACCGAAACTACGAGTGGGCAGGCTCTTGTGCTCTCTGTTATTGAGAACGTGGATCAAATCTACTCTCTTGATATTTCGGAATCTCAGGCGGTAGATACCTCAGCTGAAACTTCTGACAGTACGGATGTGAAAATCACTATTTGGGGAAATACTTACAAGAAGCCGGAGTTTGTCAAGGAATTCAATAAAATAACAGGCAAAAATCTAGCTTCAACTATTGCAGATGACAAGCTGATTGCCGCCGTGAACAGGCTGAATGACTTTGACGAAGCGAAATTGAAATCCGCAGTTGAATCTCATAAATCAGAATAAGCCATGAAGACAATACAGCAAGCTCTCGTAGACGAAATACACTATCCGATTTCTATCGGTTTTGTAGAGAATGTGATGATTAAACGTAATCTCAATGGTGATGATGATTTTGGTTATGATATAGATCATTCTAACGAATACCAGGGAGCTTTAGCTGATTGTCTTTGGTCTTTGGTCCAGGCTATCAATTTCTCTGAAGCAGACAAGTCCTTCGGGGCTTTATCTGATAAAGATAAAGAACGGATACTTTTACGTGTTAACTCCATTTACAAGACTATTGGTGAACCTTTAGTAGAACTGGAGGCAAAACCAACGGTATATGTAGGTGATTGTTTGTTGTAGTATGGCTGTTTTGAGTAGAAATCCACATCGTTTGCAATACCTTGTATCTGCTTCAGGATATGAGGATGAAAACGGAGATTACCATTCAGGTGAAGAACATTGGGAAGGTGAAATTCCCTGTGATGCTGTTCCTGCCGGTGAATCGGATGAAAGGGAATTTGAAGATGGCATAATACGTAAATACTCTTATGAGGTTTGTAATATACCAGCAAACTGCCGTGCTTTTACAATAGGAGATAGAGTCAAGATAAGTCTGCTCGGAGGAATAGAAAGAGAATTTGAAGTGAAAGGTTTTCATCGTTACCAGCTTCAGTGCAAAATTTGGGTTTAGGATATGGGTATAAGAATGGCTACCAAACTTGATGAAATTCATAATACACTTATGAGGGAGGCACAACGGGTTGAAAGGCTAACAATACGCGCTTTGTCGTATCTTGGAGAACAATGTGTTATCAGGGTACGTGATAGAGGTGGTGATAAAAGTTGGTATGATCAGTCTGGTAATTTGCGTAGCTCAGTTGGCTATGTAATAGCCCATAATGGCAGTATTATCCAATACTCAGACTTTAATCAGGTGAAGCAGGGTTCACAAGGTGTAAAAGTCGGCAAAGACTTAGCAGAAGAACTGGCTAAAAGATATTCCAATGACTATGCTCTTGTTATTGTTGCCGGAATGAATTATGCTGAATATGTGGAAGCGATGGATAACAAGGATGTGCTTGCGTCAACGGAGCTATGGGCAATAAACCAAGTACCCAAGATGCTTGAAAAATTAAAGATACAGATTGCTAAATGATGAAATCGGACATTGAAATATCAAAATTTGTATATCACAAGATTAAAGGATCAATCCTTGAAAGAAGTGTAACCGGGAAATTGAGTGATAGGGGTAGACCAGATAAATCGGACAAGGAGGATATTGTCATATCTGTACTTGCCAATGAGGGATGCGGTCAGATCCAGCGAGCTTATGTGAATGTCAATGTTTATGTTAGGGACCAATGGAATTCTAGAACAAAAGCATGGGAAAAGCATACACTCCGTATAGGGGAATTGTGTGACTTGTGTAAGTTTCTCTTTTATATACGTAAAGAAGAGTTTCATACAGTTCCTAAAGAATGTAGTCAAAAAGTCATGTCTACCGGTGTTTCTTTTGAGGATGGACACACGGAACATTTCATCAACAACAAGCTGTATATTGAGATAAATAACGAATAAGTATTAACTATATTAAGCAATATAGAACTATGGCAGTAATCGGATGGGGTAAGCCCCGTATTTTTATTAAAGACCTTGATGCAGTATCACCTGCATGGGAAGAATTGCCTACTCCGGTAGAGGATTCCACACAGTTGACAACGACAAAAGGTGACAAGAAAGAAGCAAAGATTGAAGGAGGAGAGAACGAGGATGTAAAGTATGGAAAAAACACCTATGCTCTTACTTTCAATATTCGTGCTGCAAAAGGGCGTAAGCGTCCTATAAGTGATAGTGATGGAGTGGTAGCACATAATTATGCTGTTGCTTTACAGCCTGAAGATCCTGATGTTCAGGGATTCTGTATGGAAAAAACTACCGTTTCTGTTGAGGATTCATTTACAGCGGCAGATGGTGGTATTTGGGCGTATACCTTTGATGCTTTGAAGCCGGGTTCGGACAAAAAACAGATTCAATGGGGTAAGATCATAACAACGCCTACTTCTGGTAAGCCGACTAAGGTTGAATGTGACCCAGAAGATGAATCTGGAGATGGAGATAAATTTGAAGTTGCTCCTAATCCTAGTGTAGGTGGATAGTTTTTCAGGATGATAGCCCGCCGTGGGGGCTTTATACCCACGTGTATTGCGGAAATGGTGTAATGGATGCACGTATGTCTACCAGGCATTAGGTTACAGTTCGAATCTGTGTTTCCGCTCGATTTTGAAAATTTGGTTTGTTATTCATATGTCTTTCATGCCGGTTGTCTGTGAAGATATCCGGCATTAATTAAAAAAACAAGAACCGTTATGTTAGAAGATAGGAAACTTATAGACATGGACATTGCGGATACTATAATTGAACGTCCACATGGTTTTAAAGTAAATCAACGTCAGTTTTATCTATATCCGGTTACTCTTGGAAAAACATACCTAATATCAAGGCTTGTTGAGTGTCTTGGCATAAATCTGGAAATTATCAAGGCTAATCCGTATATGGAAGCGTTGAGAATATGTCAGGAAAAAAAAGAAAGCGTGTGCCGTATTTTGTCCTATCATACCATCAATAAGAAAGAAGAATTGTTTGATTATGATTTTGTACAAGAAAGATGTAATTTCTTCTATAAAGAAATAGATAATGACAGTATGGCACAACTATTGGTTATGGTATTGTCAGAAGGAGACATATCAGCATATATAAAACACCTTGGAATAGATAAGGAAAAAGAATGGCAAGCAAAAGCCATGAGAGCCAAGAAGGATAATAATTCTCTTACATTTGGCGGCAAAAGCATATATGGCACATTGATAGATACAGCTTGTCAACGGTACGGATGGACTTTTGAATATGTTGTTTGGGGTATTAGCTATGCCAATTTACAATTGCTCCTTGCCGATTCCGTAACGTCCATATATTTGTCTGACGATGAACGTAAGCGAGTTAACATACCTCAAGACCGTGATATCATCAATGCCGATGACCCTGCAAATATGGCAAAAATCAAAGCCATGAAATGGGATTAAATACGACAAATAGAACAGTGCGATAAATAAAAGGCAAAAAAATCACGAGGGTTATACAAAAACTCTCGCGATTTATCGGTGAAATAGGATAATCAGAAAATGACTATTCTACTATTACTACGGTATTGTTTGCTACTGATGCATCAAACTCATAACCGATTTTCATCTCAGCCTTGGAACCACAAGGCAGAGGGATACAGGTGCAGCAGAATATTACAACAGATAAAGGAGTCCTGTTTTTTCCTGTTATATATACTTCAGATGATGAGAAGTTCACATTATCACCAGATGGCAAAGTTAAATAGCGCATCCTGATTCCTAATCTTCCCTTGGTTCCAAACCATGCAGATCTTTTCGCCTCATACACTACCCCCTTGGCTATAGTTCCGGCCGGTATGGCTACAACCTTGTCTATGATAACATCTCTGGAAACTTTAAAATCAATATTCTGCCCCTCATGTGCTTTGGAGGCTCTGACATTACTTATGGATTCCAAAGGAACAATTGTACCAGCTTTAATGATAACTTCTTTTTTTTCTTGAGTAAAAGCTGTTATTGAATAAAGAAATACGGTCAGTAAAAATAAAACTTTCTTCTTCATAATGTAAATACTAATGTTAATTTTAATGTTCACAACTTTTTATTGCCATTTTAAGTGCTTCTTCAAGTCTGTCTGCATATTTGAATATATCATCCATGTTGTCAATCTGAATCCATTCACAACTCTTATATTGGTCTACCGGTATTCCTATTTGCTTTTTTCTTGCTCCGATAGAAACACGGCATATCCAGAACCATTGGCTGTTATCGATATTTACAACGAAGTAACTTTTATAGTCTTTATAGGTTATGCGTGACACATCCACGCTTTTTCTTAAAATGCTTCTTACGATGTTGTAGGCATCTAATTCCTCTTGTGTTGTTACGACACCGGATTCTTTATCCATGTATACAACTCCGTCCGGGAGTTTTTCTTCTGTATCTTCTGTGGAAGTATTTATGGATGTATTGTCTATCGTTTGGAGTGAGTCAGATGTTTGCTCGCTGTTTTTTATAGCTGTATTTAGTCTATCTGAAATAATATCATTAATAACAGATGTGATGGATTTCTTTACGAGTGGTGTAAACATATCTATCACCTTCGATGTGATTTGACCTGAAGTATAGGCTTGACGTGCGAAGAATCGAACAAATTCTGCTGTAGGTGATGCAAATTCGTTATTCAATATTGATTTTATTTCTGTCGTGTATTTCAATTCGTTTGCCGTACTTAGAACATCCTCTTCATTGTAATATGACTTATGGAATTTCTTTAGTTGCTCTATATCCGCATCTGATAAGTCAAGCATGTTCACGATAAGAAAAGGTTTCTCATCCATAATATTGATTTTCTCCAAGTCGGTGTAAAATCTATATTCTATCCCATTGGTAAGCACGCCAAAACGGGCTTTTGACGCTACAAAATATTTTTGTAGTTGGGTGTCATGCAGGTTTAGGTCTTGCTTGCAGTGTTTGCATTCTATAAGAAGTATAGGATTTTCATCCTTCATTATGGCATAATCGATTTTTTCTCCTTTTTTCTTTATTAAGTCACAATCCATTTCAGGCACGACCTCAAAAGGGTTAAAAACATCGTATCCTAAGGCTGCAATCATTGGCATTATAAATGCGTTTTTTGTAGCTTCTTCTGTAGCTATCTTGTCTTTTTGTTTTTTTATATTATCAGATAGCCGTACAACTTGATCCTTAAAATCCATTGCTCTGCTTTTTACGTTGTAATATTTTACAAATATATATTTATATAATAATATAAACAAAATTAAAGATGGGAAAATAAACCGTTGAATATATTTTGTGTGTTTTGTGACTCTAACTATGTCATTTATTGTTATATTTGCAATGCCGTGTGATGTTGCACGGAACTATTTCTATCGAAAAGACCTATGGCTGGAATACATTTTGACATTACAGGTGATAATTCTAATTTCTTACGTAGACTTCGTGAAGTAGAGAATGGTGTAAAAAACACGTCCAAGCAAATAGAGCAAAGCGGTTTAGGTATTGAAGAACTGTTTAACCGTATGACTAGAGCTGCCGCAGCATTCGGAGCTGGTTTTACTGCAAAAGAATTAATTTCAAATATTGCACAAGTCCGAGGAGAATTCCAACAATTGGAAGTTGCATTTAAGACAATGCTTGGCAGTGAGGATAAGGCTAATGCCCTCATGCAGCAATTGGTAAAAACGGCTGCTACCACTCCTTTTGACCTTCAAGGCGTAGCAAATGGAGCTAAACAACTTCTTGCTTATGGAGAAAATGTTGAAAACGTAAATGACGACTTGATACGTCTTGGAAACATAGCCGCCGGCCTTTCTCAGCCACTTGGTGATATTGTGTATTTGTATGGTACTACCATGACGCAAGGACGGTTATATACCGCAGATTTAAATCAGTTTACAGGTCGTGGTATTCCTATGATTCGCGAATTGGCAAAAGTATTCGGAGTAGCAGAAGGAGAAGTAAAAAGTTTAGTTGAAGCAGGGAAAGTGGGATTCCCGGAAGTCCAGAAAGTCATCCAAAACCTTACAAATGAGGGAGGAATGTTCTACAACCTTATGCAAGAACAGTCCAAGACAATCACTGGGCAAATTTCTAATATAGAGGATGCTGTTTCCACCATGTTCAATGAGATAGGGAAAGCCAATGAAGGAATTATAAACGAAGCTCTGTCCGGTGTTTCTTATTTGGTTGAGAATTATGAGAAAGTGGGAAAAGTTCTTGTTGGTCTTGTAGCAACTTATGGCGTATATAAAGTGGCTGTGATGACAGTCACGGCTTTGCAAGCTTTACAAGCTTCAGGTATTGCCGCTCTAACTATTGCCGAACGTGCCCACTACGGATGGCTGGTTTTGCAAACAACGGCACAAAAAGCTTTGAACGCTGTTATGTTTACTAATCCGTATGTGTTATTGGCAACTGCTGTTGTAGGGCTTGGAGCTGCAATGTGGTCGTTATCCGATAATACAACGTCAGCAGAACGTGCTTTAGATTCATATAACAAGAAAATAGAAAAACTCAACACGGACGAGGAAGATCGGAAACGTACTTTGGAAGGTCTTGTTAGCACCATTAATAGCGAGGTGGAAGCCGATGTTACTAAACTCAAAGCTTTAAAAGATATTGAGGAACTATACCCAGCACTCTTTAGGAAATATGTTGATGAGAAAGGTCATATACAGGATTTGATTGGTTTTTGGAAGGCATATAATGAAGAAGTTGTAAAATCCAGAACACAGTCAAAACAGGCTATAGTCGAGTCCTTGGAACAACAGATAAAAAGTGCGGAATGGGCTTATAATTTAGCTAAGAAGGAGAACAACCGTTCCGAAATGAAGGTTCAGGCACAGCGTATCGAAGACCTGAAGAATGAATTGGCAAACGCAAGAAAGGATGTCTTGTCGGAAATTAATGCCCAATTGGAAGTTGAGAACAGACAGGAAACAAAAGGAACTACATATCAGGAAGATTTGGCAAATGCTAAAGCCGAATGGGAAAAAGCGAAAAAAGGGTATGAGTCATTAATCAAAGATCAGACGGCTACATCGAAACAGGTGAAAGAAGCCAAAGATAAGATGGAGGCATCCGAAAAGGCATACAAGGATCTGGGCGGAGTAACTGGAAGCGAATTAACCAGACAGGAAAATCTAGCAAAAAAGCAAAAGGAAAACCAAGAAAAGCTGGATGGGCAACTTCTTTCACTTCGCCGTCAGAATCAGCAAGATGAAATCAACCTGATGAAAGAAGGCACGGAAAAGAAGTTGGAACAGATTGACTTTGATTATCAAAAACAGCTTGATGCGATAAGAAAACAGGAGGAAGAATGGAGCAAAGCCGGTAATGGCAAGTTGACCGACAAGCAGGTACGGGAAATCTCGGAAGCTTATGCCAATGCCGAAAGCATGAGGGATAAAGATATTACTAATGTAACCAAGGAGCAACTTAAAGCCGAACAACAGGCTTTGAACGATTACTTGAAAGAATATGGCACGTTTCAGCAACAGAAATTGGCTATCGCCCAAGAGTATTCGGAAAAAATAAGGAAAGCGCAGGAAGAAAGCGGTGCTAATAGTGCACAAGTAAAGTTGCTGGAGAAACAACGTGATGTTGCCATACAGAACAAGGAAACGGAAGCCATAAAAGCCAATATAGATTGGGTTACTGTGTTTGGTGAGTTTGGTTCCATGTTTTCCGACATGGTAAAGCCTGCCTTGGACGAAGCTAAAAAGTACATCCAAACCGACAAGTTCAAAAACTCCGATCAGGCAAGCCAGAAATCATTGATTGACGCCATCAGCCAGATGGAAAAGTCTTTGGGTGGTACAAGTGGAGTCAACTTCAAGAAACTTGGAGAGGATGTAAAAGCCTATCATACAGCCGAACAAAACCGTATCAATGCCATAGAGATTGAAACAGCCGCTTTGGAAAAACTAAAGAAATCACAGGATGATTACGCCAAAGCACAGAAGAGTGGAACAGAAGAAGAAAAGCAGGTTACAGCGAATGCCCTTGATATAGCACGACAGAATGCTGACATTGCATCCGCCAATGTAAAGACACAGACGGATATCGCCAATCAGGCCCAGCGTAATGTGACTGATACCGCCACCAGACTGAAAGCAAGTATGGAAAATTTGTTGGGAGGCTTGCAGCAGATTTCATCCGGAGGGTTGTATAACGCATATAGTGGAATTATCAAAACCGTGAACGGATTCAAGGACGTCATAGGTAAGACATCGGAATCGCTTCAAGAAGTTCCCATTGTCGGATGGATTTTGTCTATTATTGACGTACTCAAAGACGGATTGAGTGATCTTGTCGGTGGTCTGCTTGATGCTGTTCTAAATGCGGTCAGTGGGATTATCAGTGATGTTTTGTCTGGAGACTTGTTTGTTACAATTGGGAATTCATTGAAAAATGGAATAGGTAATATCCTTAATGCGATTTCTTTCGGTGGTTTTAATTCTTTGTTTGGTATTGGCGGTAATAAAAAAGAGGTCGAGGAAGCTATCAACAGATTGACAGACCGTAACGAAACGTTACAAACTGCCATTGAAGACTTGACTGACGAAATGAAGGCAAGCAAGGGAACGCAGTCTGTTGCCGCATACCGGGATGCTTATAAGTATCAAAAAGAAACTATTGATAATTATAAGCGTATAGCGCAGGAACAAGCACGTTATTCTGGTTCTCATCATAGTTGGAATTATTATTGGGGCGGTTTTTCTCAGGAACAGATAGACCGTCTGAGTGGAAAGATTGGTCGTGATTGGAATGGTGATATCTGGAATCTTACCCCAGAAGAAATGAAAATGCTCCGTGAGACAGTAGATATGTGGGAAACCATTCAGAATACCGGCAAAGGTGGATACGGTGATCGTCTGACTGATAAGTTGAATGACTATATTGATCAAGCTGGTACGTTGGAAGAACTGACGAATGAACTTTACGAGGGTTTGACTGGAATGTCATTTGATTCTATGTATGATAGTTTTGTAGACAATCTTATGGATATGAAATACGATGCGAAGGCAGCATCGGAAGATATATCAGAATACTTTATGCGTGCCATGCTTTCCAATAAGATTGGTGAGTTATACAGTGAAAAGTTGGAGGAATGGTGGAAAAAGTTTGGTGCCAGCATGGAGGATAACGAGCTGACCGAAGAGGAAAGGAAAGCCTTGCAAGATGAATATATGAAGTATGTGGATGAAGCCATGAAACTGCGTGATGAGCTTGCTGCCGCAACCGGATATGACAAGATTTCACAGGAAGCAGTTTCCCAGTCTGCAAGCAGCAAAGGTTTCCAAACCATGTCTCAAGATACCGGAGAGGAATTGAATGGACGTTTTACTGCCTTGCAGGTTTCAAATGAGGAAATAAAGAGCCAGATGATAAATGTTGTTGTCGGCATAGGATCTTTGGTTTCTATTTCAACGGAGGGCAATGCTACGTTGGGTAACATCTTGAATCAGCATGTGATTACTAACGGTTATTTGGAAGATATCGTAAAATACACAAAGCCTATCCTTGAATTAGGATCGAAATTAGATAAGATAGTAGATAATACTAAAAATATGTAA